GATTAATACATCCGGCGCGTAAGCCAAAACCGATTTGATGATCGACGCCAATGTTTTCGCCTGATCGACCGTCATCGTGTTGGCCGGATCGCCATTTGAATCCAACCCGCCAACATAAACGACGTGACGCGAAAATGAATTGATCCCTTTGACGCCATTTGTGATTTCGTTTCCTTGGATCCACAAATCGCCGTTATGTTCAACGAAACGATGTCGTTTCCCGTCCAACATGATCATGTCCGAATATCCAACGCGGGACCATCCACGGCCGGCGGGCGGCGGCGATGTGTGCCATTGTCGAACCTGATCCGGCGTCACTTTTTGCCCTTCGCGCGTTGCGGTGCAATGGATGACGAAATATTTGAACGGTTGAATTTGCATTTTTTTAATTTGATTGTGAATCAATGGGCGATTCGGATTCAATCGTTTGTTTCTTTGATTTTATGCCAATGAAAAAGACGTCGAAACGTTCGTTTTTCTCTAATTTTTCAAAAACAATTCCATCAATGTTGGATTGTTGAGCATTCCACGCAACATTGATTTTGTCATTTGATTTTCGACGGAACGAATTGGATTGAACCAACAAAATCACGCCGTCGCCTTTTGCCACCATTTTTTCCCATGATGGTTTTGTCAACGTTTGTTTCAACCGTTTTTCGCTATCATGAACGCGCAACAACATTTCATCGTTGGCGGCCAAAATCAAAATGTCAATTGGATCCAAACCCACATGAAATTCATCAATCGCCCGAACGATCAACGGGTTTGTTTGACTTAATTTTTCATCCTTGAAAATCATCGTTTTCTTAATTTTGGATTATTGCGTTCATTTTTGCGTCGTTGGCGTTGGTTTTCGCCCATTTTCCGCGTCATTGAATATGGTTCAACAATAACGGTCCCCAATGCCGTCCGTTTTCGGACCGTGTCAAAATACGACGCGGCCGAAACCCCGACGTTCATGGCTTTCAATGATTGTTCATGTGCGAATGATGCGTTTCCCATTATTTTTTTGATTTCATGAAATTGGTTCCAATTCCCGCCCCGCCTTTCGGGGCCGTGATGGTTTTCATTTTTGCAATCGCCGGCGACATGTTGACCATTTCGCCACGATGATTTTTTTGAACCGATTTTGATTCCGATCGATCAACATTTTGTTGAATGGGATCCATTGATTTTTCCCCTTGGGATTTCGTTCCTTTATATCCGGAATAAGGTTTCCCGTTGACGTACATTTTGCCGGCTTTGTCAACCGACAATCGGGCCGGCGATCCGTCGGTTGGACTGTAAAATTGTGAATCTATGACCTTTAATCCATTGAAAACGCCGTCATATTGTTGGCCGGTCAATGGATTCGTGACCAACATTCCATTTTTTCCGGTTGTCACAATTACATCCGTCAAAGTTTTCGGATCAACATCCGGAACGGTTCCCGCCGGTTGGATTGTATTCAAATCAATTGCCATTGTGTTTTTTTTTATCAAAAATAGCACAAAAAAAATCCCGACAACGAAAATTCATTGTCGGGATTTTATTCATTGTATCAAAAAATCAAATTCCATCCAATGAAACGGCCGTTCCGCATTCCATTAATGTGGATGTCCATGACAACGTTCCATCGAAATAAATCGATCCGGTCGAATTATCTTCGACAACCTGATCAACCTCAATTTGGAACGATGCGATTGGGCCATACACGTACCCGTCGCACGTATAATATGCCATTTGATAATTTGTCGCATTGGCTTGGATCGTATTCCAAAATTCAACATCCACACACGCCAACGCGTCGGAATTGTAATCTTGAAACGTGACCGTTTTTTCGCCACCGACAACCGCTTCGGGACCGCATGACGAAATTCGTTTTTTCGTGAATGATCCTTTGGGTTTTTGGCCCAAAAGTAAACCCGTCAAAACAACGTCGCCGGACGCGATGGCGGCGATCCATTCGGCGCGATCGCCGATATCCGTGAATGTATAATCACATTTAATAAATGCGATTTTGGAAATTCCGCCATTTCGTGTAACGACGCCACATCCGCCCGAATAGGACGTCGGCAATGATGGGGCGCAACTTGAAGGACATAAGGCCATTTTCAGTTTTTTTTATTTAGTGAATAACAAAATGAATTGGCGATTATTCGCAACCTAAAATTGTTGAACAATCCTTGAAATTGAATGTATAATTCACGCCGAAATTGTCGTCCGTTGTTTGGAACGCATTCGATGGGATGAAAAATATTCCCCAATTCAACAACAATTTGATTGACCATTCGTCGGCGCAATCGTCGTAATGAACTTTCAAATCATAGGTCAATCCCGTGAATGGATCCGTGATTGTTCCGTGTTCAAATACGTCGTTGCGTTTTGCATAATCGCCGACGTACTTATTCCATGTTAACAATTGAACGGCATTCGGGGCCAACACGATGAATTCATCCGTTCCAATTACTGATTCAACGAAACGGTCGTTGAAATACATGTAGTCGGTCCAACGTGACAAATCGGTTCCGGTTGTTGAATTGCAACATGCGATTTGTTGCGTTTTTGCGTACAAATCGAAATTCCCCGATCCGATGATCATCGGCGCACCGGATGAACCCACCATGTCGTATTCATGACGAATTTGAGCGGATGCAATTGAACGCGGCGCGTTGTTTGTCGCGTCGAATAACTGAATCGATTTTTGCGCCGTTCCATCGGAAAATTTTCCAAAATTGGTTGATTGCTCGGCCAATAATTGTTTGTTCAACGCAACGTTCAACGCGTTCATTTGTGACATGATCACGTTTGAAACATAAACCGAATCGGCTTCGCACAATTTACGCATTTGATCCTCGGAAAATTTCATTCCCTTGGTTTCCAAACAATTCGGAACGTCAACAATCGTTTCCTTTGGCGCGATTTCCTGATCGGTGTCGCATGTATTTGAACACGTCAAATTCACGTCGGCGTCGGTTCCGCGTTGGATGTAATTGATTTGAACGGAACGATTTTTCCCATTTGTTGGAATTGGAATCGCTTCGAATCCACTTCTGTTTTCTGCGGACATTAACGCGTCCACATAACCAACGCGATCACGTTTCAATGATGGGGCGTTTTGCCCCGCAACCGAATTCAAATCGGCTTGCAATTTCGAACATAAACCTTGAGTAAATGCCATTTTGTGTTTTGTTTTTTAGATTAGAAAAAAATGAATTGTTTGGTTTGGGGACATAACACAAAACCCATTTCAAAAACACAATCGAATTGATTGAATTTTCCGAAATGGGCCGGTTTCCCCGATTTGCCATTTTTGGTTTGGCGAACCCGAAAACAAATACGTTTTGGGCCGTCGCCCCGATTTTATTGTGAACCGTTTCCGAAAACCTTCATGGCTTTCAACGATTCGGCGTTTTGTTCGGCGGCTTTCAAACCTACCAAATTGAATTTGGCCGGTTCCTGATTGCCTTGGTTCCCGCCTTGCGGCGTTCTTGGTGGATTTGGATTTGGGGATCCGTTGGATTGTTTCACAACGCCCAACGTCGCCAAATGGCCATCCAATATTTCGTCAAAGGTAACGATTTTCGTTCCGTCCCCATTTAATGGATTCAAATTGTTTTTTGTTTTGACAACCAATTGGCCGGCGTCATCAACATCAACATTGTAATTTGAATCAATGAATGATTTCACGGCCGGAATCACGACGTCGGACGATACAATCAACGATCGTTTGGCGATCATGGATTGTATAATCGATTCACGTTTGAACGTCTTGATCGCGTTCTTTGATTCGTTTTCCTTTGCCGGAATCACTTCATCAACCAATCGTTTGTTTTCCGTTGATAATTCGATCAACTTTTGTTGCAATTCCTCCGCGCCCGTTGTCGATGATTTCGACGAATGTTCGTGTGCAATCGTGATGATTTCGTCGAATTTTTTGTCCTTGACCTGATCGGCCGTCAATCCGAATGTTTTCCGGATTCGGTGTTCGATTTTGGACAATTCGGAACCGCGGATTTCGTCTTTTATTGGTTGAATGAAATCGGGATCGTTTTTCAAAACGTCACGTTGAACGGATCGAAATCCGATCGACAAATCGTCAATGTTGACATCCGTATCGTCGCCGGTTAATTTGGCGATCGTATCGGCCGGAACGCCGATTTTTTTCAAAAATTGATCAATGTTTGACATGGGGTTTTTTTATTTGGTTGAACCTTTTTTGATTGGCTTGGTCGATGCTGAAATTGGTTTGATTTGATTTTCCTCAACAACCGGCGATTCGGTTTCATTGAACACGATCGGCGTTTTTTCGACCGAATTGATGACTTCGAAATTGCGTGAACTTTTATTGGCTTTCAATTGTTCCCATGCCATGGGCGTGATTTCGGAAACCTTTCCCGTTTTCACATGTTGAATTCTGATTTTTTTCATGATGATGCGTTTTTTGGTTTTGATAATTGAATGACAAATTTAGGAAAATTCATTCACGGCGACGATTTGATCCCCTGTCAACAATGATTCAAACCATTCCGATCCCTCCAATGTCTTAAATTCGGAATTTTGTTGATCCTGATCAATTATTTTCTTCAATTTGATCAATGAATCAATGTCGTTTTGATTTGATGCCAACGTCGCCAATTCGCTGATTTGTTGCATTTGTTCAATTGTCATTCGGCCAATTTTATGGTTTTCAAATCAATGTTCATTTCCTCCAAATATTTTTCGACGAAATCGAAAATTTTAGGGAAATCTTTTTTCAAATTGGCGTTGTCGTAAACATAATATGTGAACGATTCGGTCCAAAATTCGTGATTGTTTGTTTTTCCGTATTGCGTCGGGGCGTCTGACAATTTCAGATCCAAATCAACAAACAATTTCCGAACAATACGATCGCCGGTGTCCTTTGCGTTTTGTATCAAATGCGCCGTTTCATGTGTTATTGTTGGCGCAATGTTCACGCGTTTCGTGTTGGATGACGAAACCGACCAAAAACGCCATCCGTCGTTTGTTTTGAATGCTGAAACCAATCCGTTTTTGTCGGCCAAAACATCCAATCCGCCGGACCTCCCCATTGAATACCCCTTCAAAATATATTGATCAACGATTGATTGATCAATTTTCATTTCGATTTTTTTGAATTCAATGACATCGGTTTTTTTGATTTTGATATTCAAAAACGTGTTTGTTGTTGCACAATTCCCCATTGAATCCTTTGATATTGATCCAATGGTTCGATAAACGTCAATACCTTTGTCGCGTTTCATCTTAATCCCTCCGGTCATTGTTGATTCCGACGGCGTTCGCAATGAAACATTTGTTTTTCGGTCATTTATTATATCAATCCCACCATCGGCAAAGGAAATCACATCGTTCATTTCCTTGTTTAATTTATCGCTTTGAGTCGATAAAAAAAGCGAATCAATTATTTTATTCGGTTCATTTGCTTGGTTCCTATTTATTTTAATAGTTCGATCAATGTCATTTTGAACCTCAACAATTTGTTGTTCAACCTTTTTTTCGGCGACCGGTTCCGCTTGCGCCTGTTCCAATCCGTATTTTTCCCGTTGCGATTTGGTCATTTTGAACGGAATGGCGGAATGGCGGCATGAATACCCGCCACGATACACGGCGAAATTGTCCGGCGTCGTTGCTTTATTCATTCCCGAACCATTATTGAACGCCCAATTGATTTCATTTTGCAAATCATCACGCAACAAAACCGATTTGGCAACCCAACGACGGCATTGTGGCCGCGAATCGTCGATCAATGATCCGACGTAACGAAACGCATCCAAATCAAATTCGGACGCAATCCGCGCGTTGGTTTGGCCATCAAATTGATTCAACGCGTCGCGTGATACTTGTTTTGTATAACGCATCAACAACCCGTCCGTGTCGCCGGTCCCTTGGATGAACGTTTTCAATGATGATTCCAAATCCGTGATCGTTGATCCGGCGACGATATTTTTGAAAACGCCTTGGCGAACCGGTTCGATGAAATTGGAATTGACGCCCGAACCCGTCAAATTTTCCATCGTTTGATCAACAACGTTTTTTTGGATCGGGGAAATCAATTTTTCCAATTCTGATTTGGATAAATCGTTGACATTTTTGTGAATGTCGAAATTGAATTTTTTGATCGTTTCAAATTCACGCAAAAATTCGTTGACCGATGACGGAAAATTGGATTTCTGAATGGCGTCAATCATCAATTTGTCCAACGAATTGACCAACGCCACATTTTTGTCATCGAACGACAA